ATAAAGGAAATTTCTTACTGAATACTCATAAGCAGATAAGATTTAATCAAAGAATGGACAGGTTATATCTTGATATTGACTGGGGAAGTGTTACAGCAGGAGAATATATAATTATCGATTGTTTTAGAACTGTTGATCCAAACGACTTTGCAAGAGTTTACAATGATTCTTTCATCAAACCTTATCTGACTGCCCTAATTAAACGCCAGTGGGGACAGAATCTTATGAAGTTTCAAGGAGTTAAACTTCCTGGTGGAGTGGAACTAAACGGAAGACAAATTTATGAAGATGGGCAGAATGATTTAGACAAAATCATGGAAAAAATGTCCAATACTTATGAACTTCCACCTCTTGACATGATAGGCTGATGGTATTAAATCCTTTCTTCTTACAAGGTTCTCAAGGAGAGCAAAATCTTGTTCAAGACTTGATCAACGAACAGTTGAAAATGTATGGCGTTGAAGTATTTTACTTACCAAGACAATATGCAACAAAAAGTTCAATAATTCGCGAAGTAATTGAATCAGAATTTAATCAATCATATCCTATTGAGGCATATGTTGACAATTTTGATGGATATGGAGATAATACTGTTCTTTTATCAAAATTTGGAGTTCAACAAACATCTGAAATTAAATTAATTATTTCTCAAGAAAGATTTGAAACATATATCACACCTTTAATCACAAATTTGCCTCTCATTGAACTTGCGACTAGGCCGAAAGAGGGTGATTTGATTTATTTTCCACTTGGAGACAGACTTTTTGAAATAAAGTTTGTTGAACATGAGAAACCTTTTTATCAGTTACAAAAAAATTACGTTTACGAATTAACCTGTGAACTATTCAGAGGGGAAGATGAAATATTGGATACTGGTATTGAAGAAATCGATGATTCCTTCGACACTGAGGGAAATATCAGATCTCTCTCACTTATTGGATCAGGTTCTACCGCAACCGCTATCTCTGGAAGAGTTGAAAGCGGAGCTATCAGCAGGATCATTATTACAAACAGAGGAGAAAAATATAATTATCCACCCAGTGTTTTTATTTCATCTCCTATATCAGGAACCACAGCAACTGGAATATCTACCCTACGCGACGATATTGTTAGTTGTGATGGAACAGAAATAGGTTCTGTTGTTCAAGGAGTTATGATGATTGATCCTGGGGCAGGATATACTGCAAATCCAGGCATTGCATTTGTTGGATTTAACACTAATCCTGGTGTTGGAGTAGCTGCAACCACTAGAATTTCTGATAATACTGTCGGTATTGTAACTGTTACTAGTGGAGGTGGTGGATACGTGACTGCTCCTACTGTTACTTTTAGTAGTCCAGGTGCTGGTGGAACGACTGCTACTGGTGTCGCTGTGGTTTCTGTTGCTGGAACAGTTTCTGCAATTTATATCACCAATGCTGGTGCTGGGTATACAACTGCTCCTACAATTACACTTTCAGATCCACCTGCTGCCGGAGTTGGAACATTTGTTAGATCGGAAACTATTACCGGATCTACAAGCGGTGTAACGGGAATAGTTAAGACGTGGAATACTATTACTAACGTTCTAACTTACTCTAATACTACAGGGGACTTCTTACCTGGAGAGACTATTGTGGGTTCGGCAAGTAGTGCATCTTATGTGATAAGTGTTTATGAGGATGATAACACAGTAAATAATTATCCAGACAATGATACATTTGAAACTTTTGCTAATGATGGGGTTTTAGATTTCTCAGAATCAAATCCATTTGGGAATCCTTAAACCTAAATAAAGTTACATAAGGCATCTGTATGTTTGAATACTTTTACCATGAAATCTTAAGACGAACGATTATTGCGTTCGGAAGTCTTTTTAATGGGATTGATATTAAGCATCTCGACTCCGCTGGTAATGTATCCGAAGAGATTAAAGTACCTTTAGCATACGGGCCCACTCAAAAGTTTTTAGCAAGATTAGAGCAATCGCCAGATCTTAACAAACCAACAGCGATTACTCTTCCAAGAATGTCCTTTGAATTTACAGGACTGCAATATGATGGTACAAGAAAAGTTACCACTACTCAAACATTCAAAACACAGACTGTAGGTATTGCAACGGCAATCAGAAAAAACTATATGCCCGTTCCATATAATATGTCATTTGAATTATCAATATTCACTAAGTTGAATGATGATATGCTTCAGATTGTTGAACAGATTTTACCATATTTTCAACCAGCTTACACACTTTCAGTAAATTTAGTTGATACTATTGGAGAAAAGAGAGATATTCCTATCGTGATCGAAAATATCACAATGCAAGATGATTACGAAGGGAACTATAGCACACGACGTTCACTTCTTTACACTATAAGATTCACTGCCAAAACATACCTTTTCGGCCCAGTTGGAGATACTTCAAAAGCATCAAGGGATCTTATCAAAAAAGTACAAGTTGGATATGTTCAAGACGATTCTTCTGCACCAACCAGAGATCTTACTTATACTGTTGTTCCAAGAGCAACACAAAGTTATACCGGTAATGTTGCCACAAACTTAGCACAAGATATTGGTACAACAACTAATATCATACAAGTTACTGATGCAAATAACATTGCAGAAAACACATACATCAATATCAATAACGAATCAATATACGTAGATAGAAAAGAAGGAAATACTCTTTTTACAAAAAGAGGACAGGATGGAACCATCACTGGATCACATGTTCGTGGAACTGCAGTTAATGTTATCACTGATGCCGATGATGCCCTTATTGAGATTGGCGATGACTTCGGATTCGATGGTGCGGTATCATGAGTTTTGATAGTTTAGACGAAGCATTTGATGTGTCGAGTGAGATTGTATCAAGCGAACCTGAACAAGTAAAACCTGTTCAGAAAGAAGTAGATGCAATAAAGTCTGATACTAGAAAGGATTATGAGTACACAAGAGGAAATCTTTATTCTTTGATTGAAAAAGGGCAAGAGGCAGTTAACGGTATTCTTGAATTAGCACAAGAAACTGAACAGGCAAGAGCGTATGAAGTTGCTGGACAGTTAATCAAAAGTGTTGCCGATGCAACTGATAAACTTCTTGATCTTCAAAAGAAACTAAAGGATGTTGAAGAAGAATCTTCATCAAAAGGCCCAACAAATGTTACAAATGCACTCTTTGTTGGATCTACCGCTGATCTCGCTAAATTATTGAAGCAAAACAAAGAAAATAAATAGTTAAAAAAGTGTCATGGCAGTACCTGCAGTAAACATAGAAATTGAACAAGGTGCGGACTTTACATCAACCTTTACTATTACAAATAGTGATGGTTCCGTGTTTAATATGAGTAGTGCAAGTGCTGTTGCGAAAGCAAAAAAGCATCCTACTGCAGGAACAGCATATACTTTTTCTACTTCAATTGAATCTTCAACTGGAAAGATTACTATTTCCATGACTGATGAGACTACAGCAACAATGGAATCGGGAAGATATCTTTATGATATCTTGTTGACTGCAGCGGGTGGTGATAAAACAAGAGTCATTCAAGGAATGGCACTAGTTACAGCAGGTATATCATAAATACCACTATAGGGTAAACAAATGCCAGATTACTTAGTAAAAAGATCAGGAACTAAAAAATTTACTGTAACTCAGGAGAAAACCGTAGTGGCGGAGAATCTATCAGAACTTGCAGATGTTTCAGTTTCCAATTTACCTGGATCTGATAAATTTGTATTAGCATATAATGCATCTGCAGCAAAATTTGAGTTGATTGCTGCAGATGCGGTTCTTACAAATGCTGCTGCAGACGCTGATCTTCCTGATTCTTTTGTAACACAATTAGAAACTGATCTCGATAACACTATCGATCTTGATGGTGGCTCATTTTAAAAATATCTAAATAGTAACAAGAAAAATCATAGGTTAAATGACTTCTCCAGTACTTCAGTTTAAGAGAGGTGCGTTTGCTAATCTACCTGGACTTAGGGTAGGTGAACCTGGCTTTACCACTGACAAATACGATTTATACATCGGTTTATCGTCAGAAACCGCCACAAACCAGTTTTATGGTTCAGGTAGGTATTGGGGTAGAGAGGATGGCACCAATCCTTTAGAGTTCAAACTTGTTGACAAGGACGGCTCTAACAGTATTAATTTAAGAGCTCCTGCAACTCTTAGTGGTATAACCACTTACACGTTTCCCGAAACTCCCCAAGCAGGAAAACTTTTAATCACGGATGCATCAGGAAATCTTTCTTGGGGCGCTGAATTTTCATCTGATTTAAATATCACCGGCATTGTAACTGCAACTGGTGGATTTAATATTGGTATTAATTCATCAGGAAATACTATTACAACGGGCCCTGTTCAAAATCTGAACTTTATTGGTGCAGGTAATACTTTTGCTTATAATCCCGATACTGATACTGTAGATATTACCATTGCTGGTGAAGGTTCAGCAATGACATTAGGTTCTCCAACCGATGGAAGTTACACATCACCCGCTGCTTTAAACACATTTACAAGTACGACTAAAATTAGTGATAGTATTGATGATTTGAATGAACTTGCCCTCAACATAATGAGGAACACGGCAGTTTCCGGACTTGCTTTTACTGCAAATTCAACTGCTGGTGGCGCACCATTTGCTATCACATTAAGCACTGGATTTGATGGTAATGCAAATAGTTTTGATATTGATTGGGGAGACGGATCAGCATTAGAAACAACAAGTGATTCTACTCCATCGCACACCTATACCAATACTGATGGCGGATTATTCAGTATTGAAATGGTTGCCAAGAATACTGGTGGTGCTGGGGCAGGACATTCTTTCTCCGCTGCAAGATCAAATTATATTACTGTTTATACTCCCGATCCCTCAGTATCTTTTGCTCTTTATAGAGCATCTTCTGGTGGTAGCGCACTTAGTGGAAGCGATTTATATGTTGTAGAAGGACAATCACTTTACTTAGATAATAACACCACGAACGCAACTCAAGTTGGTTCTGGTGCAACTTACACAGTCGATTGGGGTGATAGTTCCGCTAATAGTTTCATCTCTAGTAACACTGTTGGTGGTGGTGCTAGTACAACTGCAGATAGATTACAGCATACCTGGGCAGATGGCACACTGAGTGGTACTGGTAGAGATACACTCACCCTCACTATAAACAAGCACGATTTAGCAAATCCAGGCGTCATCCCAACTTCATCAACAGTAAGTTTAAAAGTTTATGATGATTCGCCCGCAACTCCTGATACTCTTAGTTCTAAGACTTTAAGTAATGTAAGTAGCACTGGAACTAGCCCCAAAGCAGCTCACGGTTTTACTGAAAATACATCTGGAGCAGCAGGAATAAGCACTGGAGACACAGTAAATCGTGTTACTACGGGCACTGCAACAGCAGGCCCAATCGCATCATTTGCTTATAACGCCGATTCTGGTACATTAACAGCAATGGTAAATGGATCTGCCGATGGGCAGAGAGTATTGACAGGTGGTGACGATAGTGCATCTTATACAAGTCTTACAATTGACTCAGAAAGTGATTATAATCTCTTAACTTCTGGCGGAACATCAACAACATTTGCGAATTCTACCTTCTATCCTAATTTATATAAAGGATTTAAGGCAAGAGTTGCAAAAGCAGTTAGTGGACTCTCAGTTGGAACAAATAGTATGCAACTTCAGCATAGCACTGGAGGAAATACTAATACGGTTGGATTTATGAAGGATGATTTAACATCATCTCCATCAGTGGATGTTTCTAGTGCTACTGTTACTCAAAATAATGCAGGAACATTTAGATATGTTTCTGGTATTCCTTATTATAATTCAGGATCACCAACATTAACCGTTGCTGGTGTTGAAATTGATCATCTTGTTGGACAATGTTATACAGATCAAAATGACATTGTTGAAGTTGATGATGGATCTAACCAAGAGGGAACATCTTCAAATGCTATAACCAATTCTGGATATACCTACGCACAAATCGATGGTGCCTCAACAATGCTTGAGGGAGGTATTCCAAAGGTAAATACAGGAACTGCTTCTTCTTATGCGATTGGAAGTTTAACAGTTCCAATTACATCATCATCTGTTAGAACAATAAGTAGAGTAAAGGTTCGTGCAAAGAATGTAAATGGAACTAGTTCCTATAGTTCTTCAATCGCAACTAATATTCAAGTTCATACTGCCTCTCAAAGTGGAATTAATGAAACTGCTATTGCTGTTTCTGATTCACTTGGAAACGGTGATTTAACTAATGATGGTGTTAGAATCTTTGATTTTAGCGCACAAACAACTAACACTCCAGATTACTCTGGGTTTGGAGTCTCCAACTTCTACACAAACAGTCTTTATTCTGAAGGATCTGATCCAGGAGTTTCCGGAACCAAAGAAGCAACAGTTAGACTTGGTGTTATCAAGCACGATACCACCAATTACGCTAGTGGTTATCTTCCTGCTGGCCCAAACAGAAGCGGTGACACAGGAACTCAATACTTTACTTTTGCTTTCCAGCGGAAAGCGGTTGCTAACTTTGAATTGAGTATCACTAGTTCTGGTGGCATTTCTGGTGGTGTGTTTATTGCAGCACCCGGAACTAATATTGATAGCGCATCTGGACTTAATGGTTGGTTGAGAGCAGATCAAACTTATGCTGGTTCGGGTACACCTGGTAGTAATACTGGAAGCGGCGGTAATGGTAGTGATGGTTGTGCGTTCACATCTGGAGATCGAATACAAACTGGAACTGCTCTAAGTAGTAGTTACACGCTAACTTTAGGTGATCAGAACATGACTGACGCCGATGGTAATGTCGTCCTCGTAAGAATCGGACTTGCATCTGGCGAGTCTGTAACTGCACTCAGCGTATCTTAAGGGGAGGATAAACAAATGGCAATTTCAGATACCCAAAAAGTTGATTTTCTCTGGAAGAAAATCGCGTTTGCTAAAGCAAAAACAGACACAAACGCAAATAAAAAAGGCCCTAACGAAGCAAATCCAAGTCCTCTCCTCATTAGGGGTGATAGGATTTGGAGAGAATCTTCTTCAATTAATGCAACTATTCCTGCAGTTTCCAATGAATATGTTGGTGTTACCACTACAGGAGCTCCAGTTGAGTTAACTGCTGATGGATCATCAACGACTAATAGAACCTGGAAAACAAATTTAACTGACTGGATTCCGCCAGAACTTGGTTCAACATATCAAGTTAAAGTTTATATTCATACTTCAAGTAATGCTAGCACTGCCGTTTCAGGCGGTACTCAAGTATTTGAAACTGGTTCTGGAAATGATGATGAATGGTATTTTGATTATTCAGCAGGTATCCTTCACTTTATTGGATCAAATTTACCCAACGGAGTAAACTTCAGTGGTAAAAGTGTTTATCTAACTGGTGCAAGATATATCGGACAGTTTGGTGTAACTGGTAGTGGTGGCGGTGGTAGTAATTTTGCAGGTATATCAACATTCACAGATACCACTGATAATACATTAGGTGATGAAGATACCGGTGCCCTTCAGGTAGATGGTGGTGTAGGTATCGCTAAAAATCTTACAGTTAAGCAAAATCTTCACGTTGGTGGATACTCTGAGTTTGTAGGAGTTGTCACTTTCAAAGGTGGAACTGTAAATCTTGGTGATGGAACCACTGACAATATTAACGTTGGTGGCGAGTTCACTTCTAATCTTGTTCCAAATTC